CAATGCAGTTTTTATGTTACCAGTCCCAGTCACACGTAATTTAATAGAATTGCAATGAGTAAGGTGCTCTCCAGATTGTGCCATGATGTTATGATTTAAAAAATCCAGATTTAGCAAATGGATCAGGTATTTTTAAATCTAACGTATCTACTGGGGATACACTTCTATCATAATAAGTATCATTTGTCTTACCAGGAACAAGGGTATAAACACCAGAACCATTAACTAATTGGATATTTACTTGTGCTAATAACACACTACCTATAAACATAGTCTCGGGAATTTGGTTAGCCATAATCAATAAATGAGTTCCACCATAAGGGACATTAGGAGGAATACGAATAGTTAATGTATTAGCAGTATGATTTATAATATAATTTGGAGGAACTATAACTCCCTCAGTAATATTTGGAGGAAGATCAAGCTCAGCATCATACCAATGAACAGTAAAGTTATTAAATCCAAGTAAATTATTACCATTTATAGTAATTTCTCCACAAGGCCCGGCATTCAATGGATCATAAGTAATACTATGCAGTAATGTGTTATAAACTCCCTCAATATATATCTGATCAACTCTAAGGTTAGCAGTTCTTGCTGCTGCATCAATAACATCACTAATATGAGCCGAAAAACCCATCCTTAATCCAATTACCTGAAATAAACCCCAAAAAACATTACTAAATGTAGATGGTCCAAACTCATCACTAGATAATGTAAAATCACCAACAATATTATTTGCAGGGTTAACATTTAATACAACTGTTCCTCCTCCACCACCATATTTAAATTTATAATTATCTAAATATTTATTTCTTCCTCCTGTAACTATATTACCATTCAACCAAACTCGAAATTGATTAGCTATAAATCCATTTGGAAAATCAGCATCTAAAACACTAACAGGAGTAGGAGTTCCATAAGGGTCAAATACAAAAATACTTTCCATCTGAGATAATTGCAATTCATAATCTCCAGCCGCTGGAACCCAAATACCACCTTGATCAAAACTTTGATGTAATCTAGGAGCAGTAGCCGGGTCATCAATACCTGCTAAATAATATGCAGACATTTCATTTTGTGTAGCAACTGGAGGTGGAGCACCGGCATTAGTTTGGGAAAAGTTACCTGATACAATCTGAGCTACACTATGTCCATATACCCTAAAGAATCCTTGAGATGGAATTGGCATTATAACATCTCCTTATTGGGATTGTCCATTCCAATTAAAACTTCATCAATATTAACAATACAAACACAATTGACCTTTTGATGAAAATTCCAAGGTGCCCATTCCATTGCTTTATGATTCATTCCTTCGATGTAATTTCCAACAAGAAGACGATAATCAGGTAAAACTACATAGAATTGATTCTTGGGTGGACAATTTACAATTTGAATACGTCTATATTCATTCCTATCTTGTTTATTCCAAAGACCAGAAATTTTCCAACTTAACTCTGGGAAGATATATCTTCCATTGAAAAGATATATCCCAGCATACGTAGCTACAATTAAATAATCAACACTTGTAGCACCTGAATCAAGAACAGTAGCAATTCCGTGAACAGAAGTTCCTAAACTATTATCAACAGAAGACATAGGCCAACTAGCTGGTTCTTCACCATTATCAATATAACTTACAGTTCTACTTCTCTTCATTACATACATAACATCTCGTAATTCAGCCCCATTAGCAATAGGATTACCATCTAAGGGGACTATGATTAAACCGTCAATTTCACTAATCGCTTCAGGTTCTCCTTTGGCTGATACTCTAATAAGTGAAATATCAGTGTAAGTAGTAGCAATACACAATCTATCATGATATATCCATAAGCACGCACCTGCCGGAATTTCTGCAAAATTATCAATTAAATGAGACGCATCTTCAAATAAATCCTGGTCAAAGAATGATATGTTATTAAGGAATAAATCAGTATTATTATTTATTATCGCAGACGGAACAAAGAAAAATGGATATCCAGAAGCATCACCATTATAATTAGTAATTTTCTGAGTTGCTACAAGATGTCTTTTAACCCATTGTGCCCCTACTAGAACAGGAACAGTTCCAAATGATACAGAATTACTTGCAATTGTAGTAAAAGTTCCAATTGCATAAACCTCACTTAAAAAGCCAGAATCACTCTCACCTACAATACCAAATGCATGTAAACCAGGATCTGTATGACCAGCAGCACCATTTGCTATAGTCATTACTCCCGCTGGAACTGCTCCAGCAGCTTTTCTAGCTACAACACCACTTCCAAGATAAACATATAAAAACTCGCCATTCATTCCCTTTTGTTGATTAATATCTCCAGTATCTACACTTATGAAAGGAGAAATATAAGCACGTCCTGCATAAGGAACAAAAGCAAAATCAGTCATCCCAACTATAGTTAATATCAGATAAACTGTCGTAGCATTAACTATATGATAAATATTACCAGTAGTTCCGTCATACGTTAAAACTAATGCAGTATTCGCTGTTTGAGTAGGATAATTATACTTCCTAACTACACTATCAAGCGGAACTACAACACTTTGATGTAAACCCAAACCATCACGAGTCATCCAATCGTCGCCAATGACTTGGATATTATTACAATCCTCAAAGTGGTCTAAAGGTGAATTACCTCTATCACCACGTTGCCAGAGTCCTTTAAACTCCTTAAGTTCTATTGGTTGATGATCCCGTAATTTCATTAGATTGACATACCTCTACGTTTAAAGGCAGCCCTAAATGGACGACGCCTGAATATGATTGACTGTTTACCTTTAATACTAATTCCTAAGCTTCTATCGAGTGCAAGACTTGCATTACCATTCAATACTTGTGCTCTACTTGGATTCTCCCCTATGAATTCTGCTACTAACCCAGCAGTCCTATAACCGAGGAATGTAGCAGAGTTAACTAAGGTAAGAGTGTCATCGACGTTGGATGAATCAATAAGAGGAAAAAGAGTTTTAATATAATCTAATTTAATATCATTATTTTGGTTGGGTGGTAATACTCTAACTTCATTATCCATCCAAGCCCAGACTCCAATATGTGATACACTTACATTACCAACATCAAATTCTGTTAAATATTCTACTCTACTAACTTTAGACCAATTAGACTGTCCTTCTGGAGAGGAATATAACCTATTAATTTCAACTAAGTCACTTGGAAGATAATCAACTCCACCAACAGGAGTATCGGGGGGAGATGTAATAGCAGTTTGCCCAGAAACAACATTAATAACAGCAGATGATTCCTGAGTTACAGGGATACCATTTAGTGCAAATATCTCCTGTAACTCAGATAAAGCTATATTCAAATACGGCAATTGAACAGCATTAGTATAATCACTCTTACTAGCGTCATTCAAGAAAGCTGCCGAATTTGTTAACACATCATCGTAAATCATTAAGGCACCTTATTCTATTCGCTTAATTTCTGGCCCTGTATAATCTGGACTGATGCTCTTGCAATTTGGACAAATAGGATAGATAGGATTCTTTAGAGTTCCACAAAGTTTACACGGAGCAAGTTCAACAGTCTGGAAATCCTTAAGCCAAGGCTTGTCATTCAAATTCAACTCTCTAGCAGCAAGACGCATAGCATCACTAATACACAAAGGATTCCCATGTGCTCTAGCCCAAAGAGAATCAGCAAGTTGAGTTAAAATCAAAAACCAAGCTCTTTGTTTATTATTAGTTTCTTCTAATTTTGCTTTATATTTCGTTTTAACTTCAATTAGACTAACCTCACCTGGAACAAAAAATAATCCAGGTCCGGCATCTACAGATGAAAATTCAAATTGAAGATCTTTAATTATAGAATTAGCAATAGCAACAGAGGAGATAGGAACTTCAATAGTTGGACGCGTATCACCACTATAACTCCACCAGCTTGATGAACCTACAACTAAAATTCCTGGGTTATCTAACCTTCCAGGAGAAATATCAAATATTCCAGGTTCAATAGTTTCCTTTTTCTCATGTATCAATTTAGGATATATAGATATAATAGTAGACCTATCAATAGGATTAATAGGCATCCTAGTAACTGGACTTCTAGGTGGAGGAAATTCTCCTACAGATTTAAATACTTCAGGCATTTTAATTCACCTTTTTCTGTTTATTCAACAGAGTCTTTTTGCTGAGTAGAAAAATGCTCAGGCCCAGCATGATTTGTTACACCTTCTCGATATGCTAAGGCATCAGTAGTTTCAGTTTCATTACCAAATATCTCCATTTCCATTTGCTTTATCATTTTATCTTTATATTCAGGGTCAGCGGCTGGGTCGTTGTATTTTCTTACTCCAACTTTCCTCCCAGCTAAAGATAACAATCTATCAATAACAACACAACACATATCTAATCGAGGTGGAATATAATCTTCATTAGCTTTCATAAATACATGACATGGTTCATAGCCTACTAAGACTGTTAAATCAGTATTACTCTGATCTATTGGCACCAATCTCTCAAGAATATATTTCCCTTGAATGTAATGTCTATATTTTGGTAGGAGTCTTACTTCTGGATGAAGTAATTCAAATCCATCTTTAGTCCTATCAGTCCATCTTTTTTCAAATTGATCATCAGAGAAAACAACTTGAAAGCGTGGTTTATCATCAGCATATGGCTCGTTACCATAGAGGCTAACTAACTGTTTGTTTATATATTCAATCGATTCTGCTAATTCCATCTGGAATCCTCAAATTCCAATATTCAGGGTGATTCACTGGGACGTTAGATTCAAGGTTATCATATTCACGTAGAATTTCATTCTTTCTAACTAACCAAGCCGGGAAATGAGGCTTCTTAACTTCAACATCCTCATTAAATGTAACTTTAGTAGATGAAACTGTAGAACTAGAAGGAGCAACAGTTTCTGTAGGTCTCAAATTATCTAGGAAACTTGGTTTCTTATCACCACTAATCTCACTCTTCTTCACGAATGGACTTTCCACCTTATCCTCCTCAGCATTTAATTCTTTATCTAATTTATCAGAAGCATCTTCATTAGCTTTTAAATCTGCTTCAAACTGTTCTTTCTCATTCATGATTAATTTCCTTGAACATAAACAAGATTTACATCAAACTTACCAGCAGTTAAAGCAAAGGCTGCAATAGAGAGAGTCAAAGGAGTCGCAGCAGCAGCTTTAACATATGTAGCAGCAGTAAAAATAGGAATTAATGTTAATTGACCAGCAGCCCATGTTGCCACGGCTGTAGCTGCCTTTAAACTAGCAACTTGAGCACCAGAACCTAACCCTAGTGCAATAGTAGCAGCACCACCTGAGGTGAGTGTAGTAGTAATATCAATGGTGCCACCAAGAATAATTGCACCAAGTGGGATAGTAGGGGAGTTACTTGGAGTAATAACACTAACAGCACCACCATCAACAGCAAAATCATAAGTCATCTTGGCATTACCAAGTAAACCTAATCCACCATTACCAACAGTAGGAGTAGAGGTAGCTCTCCAAACAGGAACAGCCATTGTTCCAACATTAACATATGAATTACCAGTAAGAGTATTAATCACAATTGCACCAATGCCAGCATAACCAGCATAAGTTCCAGCAGCACCATTAGTAGGAACTCCAGCGAATGTGAAAATACCCAAATTTTGCTCAATAAGGGATTTCATCATTCCCCAGATATTCAGACGAGGGAATTGAGTAGGACTAGCAGCCATTTTGCATCTCCAGCTTTCTTTTAAGCCAATGAGTTCTTAATTAAACTCATCAGAGATATGTGCGTTTATTGTATACGACACCCCACATGATTGGTCTAACTAACCAATCTATTACACTACAGCTTTAGGATACCATAATCCAGTTCGTGGATCATAGCAAACATCAATTGGTCTATCAGCCACGGATGTATATGCAACTGCAATACCACCCTGTGTTGCTACACCAACATTTAAAGCATTAGCAAATGCTGAAGTAAACACAAGTGTCAACTCACAATATCCCTTAGGATTAGGTGGAACAATTCTAGTAACTTCCACAACCCCAGTAATACGAGTAAACTTATGCTTAGGAGTAATAGTAGCAGCACCAACAATTGTATTTGGTGCAGAATTTTGCTCACTCTGAGCAGTATAGAAATCGAATGGATATTCTGATGGCATTTAATTTTCTCCTTATTAATCTGCAATTGTTACGGTGTAATTACCACCAGCGATAACTACAACCATAGTAGCAGCAGTGCTAATAGCAACTGTCATTACTTTACCATTTGTATCAACCATTCTAAGCATACCTTTAATAACGTCAACAGAAAATTCTGCAACATTACTAAATGATTTAGCCTGAATAGCAACACCAGCACCAATAAAACCATCAACAATTAGAGTTGCTGAGTTATTTGCAGCCATTAATCATTCTCCTTAATAACCAGCAGGAACAGCCAGGTTGTCAATGTAAGCAGTAGCACCAGGATTCATAACAAAGGTTTGGAACCCTGTAACCATATAGAAGATATCAGCAGTAGCCACGCCACCACTAGCACCACGAATCTCAAAAATCTTTCTACCATCAGAAGTATAGAATCCAAGAGGGAGAATTTCAGCTCTACCCCAAGATGATTCATTAACAAAATCAATTCTAGTCTTATTCCAGCTAAAGTGTGTTCTCATTCCCACACCAGCTAGCTGCATATTACCACCGAAGTAAAGATCAAGATTACTACCCTTACTACCACCACCCTTATCAATATTCATAATCAACTGACCAATTTCCTCATATGCAGCAGCTTGTGCTGGATGAGTCCATGCAGTCAATTTGACATTATTATCAATACCAATACGATTGCCCATCTTATTAAGGGCAAGTCTAGGTGAAGGTAGAGACAAAGCACTCCCACCACCATTTACTCTATTAGATCTAATCTGTGGAGTAGAACCACGATCAAAACCTAGCCAAGTTCCAGTGGAACTATTAGAGTGATGATATGGAACACCAAATAGTGCGGGAAGTGCCGCTGGATCATTTAGACCATCTGTAATGAGAACATCTGTAGCAATAGCACCAGCAATAGCAGGTGTTACTTTAATCTGTTTATTCTCAGTATCCCAGAAAGTGATTTCTCCCTTTCCACGATTAGTAAGAAGATCAGCAGAAAATACCTGAACAACCTGCATCTCCCTAACCAACCTAGCACCAAACCCATCAGAATTCAAAGTATAAGTATCAACACCACCGGCAGATGATACAGCACTAATAGTTCCGATTTGACCAGTGCCAGGCTGTTGAAGCTGGGCATCAATCTGACGCCTCAATTCAACCAATGCTCCAGCAGTCAATTTACGGACAGTATTAATTAGCGCTTTACGCTTATCATCAGTTGACCACTGAGCCAACTTGGTATATTCAATATTCTCACTTAGAAATACAGGTTGAACAGTAGCTTTATCCCAACGAGGACCAGAGCCACGTCCCATATCTCCACCATTAGGATTAAAATATTGAAAGCGACCACCCGGTGCCATTTCCATCGGGACTCGCATTTCTCTATATGATACTATCTCTACATTACGCTTCTTAATACTACTGTAGAACATATCATCACTCTCATAGACCTTTTGGACCTTTGTGAGTGAGCGTTCTAATTCAGTAGCTGCTACTTGAGATTCAGTAACTGCCATTGATTAATCTCTCATTAAATACTCTTCCACACTTTCACCAGGTTGACGATCATTGGCCTTAATTGTTTGCTGATGTGGCCTGCCAGCGTTTACATTTTTCTTAGGTGATTCAGACCTAAGAGTTTCTTCCTGTTCTTGCTTTTCTTTCCCGCGCGAACGATTATCTTTTAGAACTTCAGCTCTTACTTCCTTGATAGTGGAACTTAACAATCCTTTAGCTTTACCTAGATAGGATTTCTTGATACCATTAAGAGAATTCTCAGTGAATTTATCACTAAAAGCACTTCTCCAAAGTCTATCAAGATTCTTTCTAAAGGCCGTATCACCAGCAACTTTCTTATGTAATCTATCAAGTGTCTCTGTTATAGCATTCCTTTTTTCATAGGCTGTCATCAAACCACGAGGGTCAATATAATCACCTATTGTGGCTTTAAGAACATTATCTACTTTAACAGTTAAACCATCTCTAGCTATTTCAAATCTCTCACGCATTAAATCAGTGCGTTCTTTTTCAATCTTAGCTGCTTCATCAGATTTCTCTTCTTTAGCACGGACTTTAACATCAGTCCATTTGTCTGTATCAAAGAGAAATTCATGGAGTAACTGAGCAGCTTTGTCTAATTCTTTATCATTCTTACGCCTAGCCTGGTCAGCCATTCCAAGAATAATTTGCTTTGCGAAGTTCTCGGTTACATCTTTATAAGCATCTGGATCAACATCATGAAGTGATTTGAGATAGTTATCAACAATTTTATCAAATGCTTTAGGGTCAGTAGCTTTTACTGTCTTTAATACATCACCTGTATCACCAGAAAGTAACTGGGTTTCAAATTCATTTAGTCTCTCTACTTTATTGTATATCTCTTTAGCTTCATCAAATGAACCAAACATCTCACTATATGCTTTATCACGGAACATCATCTTGTCAAAGAATGGAAACTCCTTAAAGAAATTAGGATACTTAGCTGCAATATCTTTCTTTCTCGGAGCAACATCTAATTTATCTTCTTCATCCTCTTTAAGATCAAGTTTCTCTTTCTTCTCATCATCTTCATCATCATCTTCTTCCTTTAACTTAACATCATCACTTTCCTCTTCATCATCCTCATCTTCATCTTTCTTAGCTTTCTTCTTACTATCATCTTTAACTTCTTCTTCATCATCATCGTCTTCAATTTTGGGTATTTTGACTTCTTCTTTATCATCATCCTCATTTAAGAAGGATTCAATATCATCAGCACTTTGATTACCTGCAGGTTTACCAGAGTTAGATTCCTTAACTCCAGAAGACGCTTCAGTAGTAAATGGACTACTAAACGGGTTTGCCATTTGATTTACCCTTCAATTTTTCTGGGGAGCCAGAGTTTTTTGATTCCTCACCTGAAGAACCAGTTTGAGCTTGAGCCATCTGAGCTTGTTGCATCTGCATCATTTGCATCTGTTTATTTAATTCATTAATATGAGCTTGGTAGTGAAGGAGAACATTCATATATCCTTCAGGATTCTTAATCTTAGCTAATCTTCCAGCATCCCCAACTAACCAAGATCTATCAATCTCAGATGCGATTTTATGATTATCAAGTATAGGATCAACTTCAACAGATGGTAAGAATGGAGGTGGTGGAGGTTTAGGAGGTTGATTAGGATCAACTTCTGGTTGAACAGGAGGTTCAATAGGTTGACCCATTTCATCTACCTTACCCTGTCCTTCCATTCCACCCATCATACCCATTTGATCATTAGGAATAGGAACTGAGTTAACAAGTTCTTTAATTTCCTCAAATTCTTTATTCCTATCATCCTCTCCTGGAATCCTAAATTGAGGAATCCTAACAATCTTCCTAATCCAAGGTAAGTTCTCTGGAGCAGCCAAGGCTTCAAATACTTCAGCATTATTTAATTGCATCAACTGAAGTATTAGATCCCTTTGTTGCTCCTCTGTGATAGGAAGTTGTTCAGCATTTTCTAGTTCAACAGATCCTATAGTTCCATTAAGTTCAGCTTTCTCAATTAATACATTAACAAAATCACCTTGTTCATCCTTCTTAACAAACCTCTCATCTTCAACAATACATTTCATATAAGCTGGAATAGCAACACCAAAAACTTTCTTCCACCAAATAGTTAACATCTTCCAAGGAGTCTGTAGTCTTTGAAGAGACATCCCCTTAGCTTGTGCATATGCAGCAGCAGTTTCACCACCAGCACCTTGCATTGTTCCACCAAATATAGCAGGTAATGCCCCGCTTACAAATTGACCTAATTCATTTACAATCCTATAAAATTGAAAGATCTCAGGTGAAACACTTGACGCTTTAGTTTGATAGAATGCCTCGCTGATATTCTTACCAGCTTGAACTGTTTTAGTTGGGGAATAAGCACCAGGAGTTACTTCCCTTTGTCCTATTGCATCAACATTAACTACAGCCGGGTCTACCCAGTTCTCACTTATGCCATGTTCTATTAGTTGAAGAGTTAAACTAATAAGATCATTAATAATATCCTGAACATTCACCAATATCTCACCAAGCGGCTCGTGATTAAGATAATCAGAAACTGGGTTCTGCGTCAATACCCAATGGTCATCTAACTTCTCATTAACAACTTCAGCAATTATATCTTGAACAACTACAACTTTACATCCATTAGGATACTTCCTCTTCATTACCTTAGCTTTTTCTTTATTCTCTAACCAATTAAAAGCTGCCGGCCTTAACCAGTATGTTTTAACAGAAACATTATCATCAGGAGCAGTTCCCCGGTATTGAATATTTAATCTAGCATATTGCTCTGTAGGATCACTTCCTTGATTACTAGCCCACCCAGACTGGTCAATCTTATCCCACATATGATCATATGTTTCAAGAACATTAACATAAGATGTTTCAAAATACCAAGCTAAGTATGGAGTATCAAGTTGCTTCTTTGCATAATTAGCGACTTTAACATACAAGCCACCATAAACTTCCATGCAAATTCGAGATTTCGGTTTGCTTGTTACACCATTAAAGCGTGGGATAATAAGAGTAGATTTTTGTAAATTAGGATCAATAGCATTTGCACAATCAGGACAAACAACTGGTTCTACAACTCCCCCCTCTCCTAGATTAAGACTTTCTTCATTATTATAATCCATCAAGGCAACATCAGAATCATTTGGATCATATTTAACCTTCATCTGCTCTTCTACCATCCTAGCTTGAACAAGAGTTTCCTCATCAAGCTCCTTCTTACAGGATGGACAGAAGTAACCAGTTACAGCTTCATCTTTATATTGTTTCTCATTATAACTTCCATACTTTTCATCTGTATCAGTATAAACATAACAGGCAATCAATCCCTCTGTGCAATAGATATATAATGCCTGGAGCCAAAGGAAGATTACATTGTTATGCTTGTATAGAAGCTCGGCAATCTTATTGCCAGCTTTTGCAGTTCCGATGTCATTAGGATTATCCGCATCATCAGGAACGCAAGAGATAGCAGGTATATTAACACTAAGAGCAGCGATAATAGTTTCAAGAAAAGCTTTGAATACATTAACTGGTCTATCATAATAACTTTGATCACCACTCCCTTCACTATCCTGTCCCCAAATTTTATAACTCCCATCCTGCTCAGACCAGAATACTTGAGAGAAATTATTCCAATAGTATTTGAGTCTCTTCCAATACCTAATCTGCACTTGCCGGGTAGACAGATCTTCCTTATCTACCTTATCACAGATAGTCTTCAAATCTATCTTAATAGGATCATCTTCAGTATACTTACCGCTTCCCATTTTTCTTCTTTTCTTTGGGCTTAAAAATAGATTTCTTACCTTTAGCTTGTTTAGCTATAATCTCTTTTTCTACTTCTTTACTGGGTGATATCCCATTAGGCTTCATCTGCTAATCCTAGTTTCTTTTCCATTTCAGATATATTTTCTTGGGTAATATGAACTTTAGGAGCAACATCATCAGGCTTAGCAATGAATGGAGAATTCTTAATAGTATCTTCTTTCTTCTTGTGCATATCTTCTAGGATGCCACGCCTTCTAGCAAAGGTAGACCCGGCTTGTTGTAATGGGTTTAATATCTTGACTTCAGGAGTTTGGGTTACTACGACAGGTTTGGTTAACAGCAACAACGTCTCTAGTAACTCTTTCTTTTCAGTATTAGCAAAGTCTAACTGAGATTTCAAAGTCTCACAACTCTTGCAAGACTCATAATCTTTTATTTTAAATAAGTGAAGAAAGAGTCTAATCATACAAATAATCCTTATCATTTCTACTGAGCCACATAAATTTAATGTATGCTCTCATAAAAGGAAGCATTTTTCTCTTGGCTTTTACATAATCATTATACCCAAGATATTTAGGACTTTCTTTTATAAACCATCTATGCTTCTTAATAAAACTAGAAAACATTATCTCCCCCTCCTAGTAAATCTACTTCTCCTAGAGACTGATTGATGACTGTTCATAGCGACCAAACTTGGTATAGGTAACACACCCTTATCGCCCTGTTCAATCCTCTCCATCTGCCTATAAAATCTAGTCATATCATTACTCCTCTCTAATTCAGCAATAACTTTCTGCTTCTCAATAGCAATAGTCATATCAACTCCAAGCTCACCATCAATAAACTTCCTTACTGTCTTGCACATATAACGTAAATTATCAATAGGATCATCACCATCAAATTCCTGTATATCCTCAGGATTCCCCTTATCATCATTGTATATGCACAACGGTATAGTATCTATTAGCACGTTACAGGTATTGAAGATTTGAAGGATAGGTATGTTATCCTCAGTTGGTTCATCATAGAACTGGCTTCGGTATTTAATTAACGCCTCAGTTCCATAGTTCCTAAATATCCAAGCTGCCTTATCTAGGTCGTAATAGACTTCCTTACTTCTGAGAGGAACCTTACTCTCGAATCGCATGAAGTCATGTATAGTTTGGAGTCCACTAATTCTTGAGCCAGAAGTATTTTCGCTTGAATTAGGAACCAATCCACTGTATCGTTGGAACTGGTCAGCAATTGTTTCAGTTCCTCGTTCTTGCCAAGCGCTTCCACAAATAACACAGAAGGTAATATTCTCTCCAGTTTCCTCATTGACATCTCTTATCTCACTTGCCCAAAACGGGATATCTCTTCCCATCCATGATCTTTCTCTGTATATATAAACTCTCTTGTTGGGACTGATAGCAGCCCACATAGCATGGCACATTGCCCTTTTTCCCCAATCGATAGACAAAATTCTGGGCCACCAATTTGGGATAGTGAATGGTTCAATAACATGCAATGCGTTATCTGGCTCACCTGGAAATTTAATTGGTCTAAAAGTTGTAAAGACACTTCCTTTGAAGGCATGCCAATCACCAAATGCTTTAGCTCTGTATTCGGCGGGGTTGCTAATTGATAGAATCTTTAACTTGTTTGCATAGTCTGGATCATACTCTAGACCAGACGGATTATCTTGAATTAATGCTTTAATGAAGGTGCGATAAAGTCCAGTTCCTTTATCTCTTATTAAAACTCCACCCTCTTCATTTGGTTTAACAAATCTATCATAAACAAAATTCTGACCAATACCACCTGGGTTTGTTCCATTCCTTACGAGTGCAATGTTACAACCTGCACTTGACGGACGAACTCGGCTTCCGATGATATAGAAATAAGAGCTTGCTTCAAAGTGCGTTAACTCATCATAAAAGGCGTAATTGTATTGTGCCGAATCATAATCGTAAATATTTTTAGTATGCTGAATATGCCCAAAGTCGAAGTAAGAATTATACGCTGGCCAGAACCAAGAATGCTTATTCTCGTTATAGACAGCCCCGGTTTGAGGAAAGTATTCTTTCGATAAACGTATGTTCTCCCGCTCCATGTCCGGGAACTTACGTCTAAACATAATAGCTCGGAAGCCATGATACTTATACCAGGCTCTTATTAGGGGAAGAAGAGTAAGGATAAAACTTTTCCCACCATACGCTGCTCCACCATAAAGGACTTCAAAAACTTCATCAGGTAAAGAAAGCAACAACTCCTGTTTAGGATG